AAGCGCGGCGAGTTCACCGCCCGCCTGTATGACTACGCCGCCAACAAAATCTACGATAAAGACGATATCTCTGTTACCTACACCGATACCCTCTCCGATTTTGCTGCCACCGCTCAGTCCCTTGTCACCAAGGCTCCGCCCATCTATTCCGCAGCGCACCCTCCCGTCAAGCCCACCGGCGGCACCGCACCCCACGTCGTCTGGGATAACGCCGCCCGCTGCTGGATGGACGATGACGGCAATTATTACGACCACTACCCCACTTATTACGATTATCACACCAACGGAGGTGCCTTATGAATCTTGCCAAAAGCCTGGATGTCTTTTCCCCGCATGATGTCAAAGGCCGCATCCACATCATTGGCTGCGGTTCGGTCGGCTCCACCATCGCGGAGCTTCTTGCCCGCTATGGCCTGACCAACTTCACCCTCTATGATTTTGATACAGTGGAAAAGAAAAACATCGTCAACCAGATGTTCTTCGACCCTCAGGTCGGCCAGCCCAAAGTGGAAGCCCTCCGCGATATCCTCTGTGCCATCAACCCGGAAGCCAAAAATGATATCCGTCTGGAACCCTCCGGCTGGAACGGCCAGCCCCTCTCCGGTTACGTTTTTCTTGCCGTGGATAACATCGAGATCCGCCAGAAAATCGTGGATGCCAACCGCTTTAACACCTTCATTAAAGCCATGTTTGATGTCCGCACTGCCCTCTTTGACGCCCAGCTCTATGCCGCTGATTGGTCAGACCCCAAACAGGTCGCGGAATTTCGCGCCACAATGAACTTCACTCACGCCGAAGCCACCGCCCAGGTTCCCGTTTCGGCCTGCGGCACTACCCTCGGTGTTGCCCCCACAGTTCGCGTTGCCGCCTGCTATACCGTCACCAACTTCCAAAACTTCATCAAAAAAGGAGAGCTGATCCACACCGGTCTCTCCGCCCCCTTCAACCTCCAGGGTGAATCCGCTTTCCTCGGTCTGTAACCCTGTCGTCTTAGCGTTCTATTAAATTTCGTTTGTGTTGTATACTGTAAGCTTTTTCGCTTCAGACTCTTCGGTTATATCCAAGAGCACGAATTTGTTACCCCGACCCACCCTCCTCCATGATCCTGGAGGCGGACCTGGCCACGACTCCCGATACAAGGATTCGCATCCGAAGCCTTCCGACGAATACCGAATAGGCGGAAAATACAAAGTCCAAATCTAAAGACCTCGGCCTGTCAGGATAGCATTAGCACAAAAAATCCCAGCAGAACCAGGTACCAGTGCATTACCCCAAGGGCACTTACAGCCAAATCGGTCACTGAAGTAGCCTCAGGCAGCCAACATTTCCCATCAGAACACAAACATAACCCTCACATAAGGAGCACTCACATGGTTTACATCACTTATAACTGCCCGGAACGTTTCCGGGAAATGACGTTTGAAGAACTCCTCCGCGGGGATTTCAACCTCGCCAACCTTTCCACCGGCGGCCACGGTGCTACCCGTACCGTCATCTGCAACAAAGTTCCTCCCCGCATCATGCGCATCACCAAGGTGGAGCAAATGATCCTCCAGCTTCAGGCGTTTAACCAGCAGTATGAATCCCTTCGCTTCACCACTCCCCGTTCCAGCCTGTATAACCATTTTCCCATCCCCAAAGCTTCCGGCGGCCTCCGCTGGATCGATGCCCCCAATTCCGACTTAATGAAAGCCCTCAAGGAACTCAAAACCCTCTTCCAGTCCTGGATGTTTGCCGACCACCACACCTGCGCCTTCGCCTATGTCGAGGACCGCAGCGTCCTCTCCGCCGCCAAACGTCACCAAAAGTTCGGTGCCTGGTGGTTTGCCCACTTTGATTTCCATGGCTTCTTCCCTTCCACCACGCCAGAGTTTGTTCTCTCCCAGTTTGAACTTATTTATCCTTTCAACCTCATCCTCGCCAGCCCCACCGGCCGCGCGGAACTGATCAAAGCCCTTGACCTCTGTTTCCTTAACGGCGCACTGCCGCAGGGCACCCCCATCTCCCCGCTCATCACCAACATCATGATGATCCCCTTTGACCACGCCTTCGCCAAGGCCGTCAATCATTTTGAATCCGGCAAGCATAACCCGGACGGCGCCCCCATCACCGACCGCCTCTGCTACACCCGCTACGCCGATGATATCATCGTCTCCTGCAAAGTTATCTTCAATTTCCATGCTGTCGAGCGCCTCATCGTCCAGCTTCTCTCCCAAATGAACGCTCCTTTCACTCTCAATGAAACCAAAACCCAGTTCCACTCCCGCGCCGGCCGCAACTGGATTCTTGGCGTCATGCTCAATAAGGATAACCAAATCACGGTTGGCTACCGCAAAAATAAAATCTTTAAAGCCACCATTGATACCTACTTCCGCGATAAACAAAAGGGCAAAAAGTGGTCGGATGAAGACCTTCAGTCCTTCCAGGGCAACATTACCTGGTTTAAGGATGTCCAGCCCGACACCACCAAGTACATCATCCAAAAGTATAACGCCAAATACGGCTTCGACCTTGAATCCTGTATCAAGGCCGATCTCGCCCCACCCAACGTAACCGCATAATCCAAAAATCAATTTGTTCAAAGGTAAAGTTTCGTTTTGATTTTATTTCAAGTCAAAGCCAAACACCCTCCGGTTATATCCGAGGGTTTGAATTTGTCCCCCTGTCCCACCCCCTGGCCGGGACTCACTCACGTCTCAGCAGGGACTGCATCCAGTCATCGTACTCCCAGACACACGATGGGTCGCCTCACAGCGCATCAGAAAGAGCGGGCCAATGCCCCAGTCTTCAACAAAAATAAGCAAGAAACATCGGCGGCAGCCCCAAATCAAACTCAGAAGATCAGGAATAACCACCATCCGGTTCCGGTGGCCGCCTCTCATCAGCTTTCACAAATTGATTTTTATTTTCTCCATTCCGCCCCATGGTTCCGGGGCATTCCCAGGCGCTTCAGTTGTTTCTTTCATTTCTTAGCAGCTCGTTGCGCCCCCTGTTCGTGCGCCTGGTAAACGCGCGGTCATGGTTTTACTTTCCTTTCGCTGGGCCTCCGGCCATCCCAATGGTTGGAGCGCCTGGTAATACCCCGGAACCCGCCCACAATAATGAATTCAGGTGATTTTTATGAAACTTATCTCCCCCGGCTCACGGGTCAAATTCTATACCGTAAAACCAATAAACACTAAATTTCAGATCACCTTTCTCTCCGGCACCGTCCACGAAGATAACGGCAACTACGTCACCGTCTGGACCGATGATTCCCGTACCTTCCACGTCCCCCATGAATACATCACCGAAATCCAGGACCCCAACGATTCCTTTGCCTATAAGTCCCCCAACACCGTACCCCCGTCTACTGTTTCTTTTGATGAAATTATTTCCGCCCTCTAATTCATACAGGTGATTCTTATGGACCCTTATTACATTCAACCCGGCACTCCCGTCTATCTTAAAATCATAACGCTACATGGTGCAGCCCATCGTACCCTCCACGGCTTTGTCCAATCTGATAATGGCACTTATGTCGAAGTTGTCGTTCCCAGTATGAATAACAAAACATTTGTTACCACCCATTCCGCCCTTACTTATGACGATACCCCCGAAGCCGTCACCCCCGCTCCTCTCCCCACTCCTTCCATCTCTTTTGATGAACTTATTTCTCAAGGCAGGTGATTCCTCATGACCCCTTTCCTCCCCGGCTATGAACCTGGCACCTGGGTCGAGATCGTCTCCGCTCCGGAAATGCTCTGCTCCCTCCAGTATGATTACGGCACCACTTTCACCCTCACCGATTCTCTCCCCTATGATCCTATCCTCGGCAAGCAGGGCAAGATCGTTGCCATTCTCGGCAAATCCGGCCTTCTCCGCCTCTACTTTCCTCACAGCGATTCCTACCACATCATCCCGCCCAGCATGATCTCCCGCACTATCCCCGCTCCGTATCCCAGCTTTGATTCCCTTATCGCAAACCTCTAACCCCATCACAGAAAGGAAGCCTACCATGAATCCCACCTATAAAGTTGGCGATATCGTCCAAATCATTTCCGAAGAAGAAGTTTATTCTTGTCCTACGGATGACCGCGGCAATTTTATTCTTGCCCTTTCCAGTTACGGCCTGCACGATTCTTTTCACAGAGATAAACTTCCTGTTTGTGGTTGTTCGGCTGTCATTACTAGCATTTCCGAAAGCGGTATAGGAGACCTATACAAACTCACCCCTCTCTTCGCTAAAGATAAAACCGTTTTTCACTGGGACGATTGGTTCTTCTCCGCCGCTGAATTTCACCTTCATATCGTTTCTCCGCCCCCGGTTTTATCCCCTTCCATGTCCTTCGATGATCTTCTGAAAGGAGCTGCGCAATGAAACTCCCCACTACCTACCCCGCTGGCACCCTCGTTCAAATCATTTCTGCCGCAGAGTTTGACGCTCTTCCCAAAAATGATGCTGGCTGTGCGCTGTTTCTCGATCCCCTTCCTAATGGTAACGTAGATTATATACCCCCTAAACGCCGTTCTCTTTGTGGTAGCATCATGCAAATTGATCGTAAACTTGACGCTTCTGGTTTTTACTTCTTAAAACCCTACGATCTCTCCACCGCTGTCGATCCCTCCGCCGCTGCCAAATTCTCTTGGAACTCCGCTCTTTTCTCCCCCAATGAATTTTACCCCTATGGCACCCCGGTTCCCGTTTCCCCTGTTTCCTTTGACGATTTCCTGAAAGGAGGCATTTGAATGCCAGCCCCTTACCCCACCTACCACGTCGGTGATCGCGTCATCGTCCGCCAGTGGGATGATATGATGGAAGAATTCGGCTCCAATCCTTACGGTGATATCACTGTTCATCCCAATAAACTTTCTTTTATTCTTGACATGAAACCTTACTGTGGCAAAGAGTTTATTGTTGTCAAAATCGTTCATGATAAAGATCTTCCTGATGAACCCATTTATTTTCTCGATTATTTATCGTGTACTCATGCAGGCTTTAATGTTGATGATTCTCCTCACGGTTGGTTTTTCACCTCCGCCATGCTCCTCCCCGTCCCCGCAACCCTCCCCCATGAACCCCAAAACCGTATCCCGCCCTCTTCTCTCACCTTCGATGATTTACTTCAAGGAGTCTAATAACCATGGATATTGCCTTTAACCCTGCCGATTATCCCACCTACAACATTGGAGATAAAGTTACCATCCGCCAATGGGACGATATGGCCTCTGAATTTGGTTTGAACGTATTTGGTGACATTAAAGTCCCAAAAGCTTGTTTCACAGAGCCTATGAGAAAATATTGCGGGAAGACACTCACCATTGTCCGTAAAAACCACTATCTATCTCCGAATTCTGATTGTTATTATTTCGGCGGTAGCACAATGGTTTTTACTTCCCTCATGTTTGAACAATCTTATCCCACAGTTGTCTCCTCCACTCTCTCCTTTGATGATTTATTGAAAGGAGCTACCGCTCAACTGGCAAGTCCCCAAGCATAAATACCACGGCGCTTCCATGGCCGATTTTGCCAACCACACCCCGCCGTGCCCCAACGATCAACCTCAAAAATAAAACAGCTTAACAAGGTATAGAATCATTGGATGATTATATTTCAGTTCATGCTTCACTCTTCGGTTATATCCAAGAGTTCGAATTTGTTACCGCCTCCCCCTCCGGGATCGCAGGCCCCTTCTGCAGACTGAACACCTCCACACGAATTCGATATGACATAAAAAGATCCGTCACGAGCTAAAAACAACGATACTATGTCCGTCACAGATCCAACCTTCGATCCACCCAAGAAGACCGTTTCCCACCAGCTTGTTCCCTGTTTTATTTTGAATCTATTTTTTTACCATCAGAAAGGATCAACCATCATGACCAAACTTACCTACACCCTCGCTATCATCAACGGTACTGTCTGCTATGAATGTCAGCCCTCCACCCCGCACGCCTTCTATTCGGGCGGCGGCTGGTTCGCCCCGTTCTGCACCGTCCTCGAACTCACCCGCAAAAACACCGTCAAAGCATAACAAATATCCAATATCTATTTATCCCATATCACAGAAAGGAACTTTCAAAATGACTCAAAATCTTACCCTCGTTACCCAAAAGCCTTTTGGCTCCCTCACCTGCAACTTCTATAAAGATGATGCCATTGAAAACGAATTTTATATGACAAGGCGTCAAATTGGTGAAGCACTAGGCTATGTAAAAGCTGATGATGCTATTCAGCAAATTCATGATCGAAATAAAGACCGTCTTGATCCACTTTCAACAACCCTCACTTTGGGGGGTGTTGAAGGAAATAGATGGGTAAATCGAAATACCCGTGTCTACACCCTCCGCGGCGTTATGGAAATCTGCCGTTTCTCCCGCCAGCCCAACGCGGATAAATTTATGGACTTCGTATGGGACGTTATGGAATCCCTTTACCATGGCCGTAGCGTCCTCGCTACCCCGGACCAAACCTCCGCCGTCGCCATGCAAACCATCCAGGCTCTCGTTGATTCCACCCTCAAAACCCAGGCCGAAACCACCCGCTGCATGGTTACAATGACCTCCACCCTCGCTGCCCTCGCCAACCACTTTGCCGGTGCTGTCCCCGCTCAGCAGCCCGCCCCGCAACCCGTCACCGTCACCCCCAAGGATTATGCCGTTCATGATGAACCTGCCCCCAGCCCCAAAAATGAATCCACCCCGGTACCTGCCCCGCAAAAGTCAAATGTCTCTGTTGCTGTAGCCTCCAAACCTGTATCCGCCCCCGTCACCTGGCGTGATGAAGTCTACCAAACCATGGATAAAATCATCCGCAACGCCCCGGAGCTTTACTCCTCCCGCCGCGATATCCTCAACCAGATCTACACCAAAATGAAACGCGATTACGGCTTTGTCCAGGAGCAGGAGCGCATCAACTACCGCAAGTCCCACCCCTATACTTATATCTCCACCATCCAAATTATCGAATCCTCCACTACCTACCGCGAAATCTTCGATTCTATTTTGAACGATCTCTATAACGATGCCATCATCAAGCACGTTCGCAAAAACGATTCCAACCCCAACTCTCAGCTTCCCCTCGGTGTCCAGCGGGAACTCGGTCTCATCAAAGACGAACCCTGCATCATCAAATCTCCGGCCACTTCCGTTCTGGATGAACAGCCCGTTCCCGCCCCCCTGCCGGATGAATCCGCAAAGCAGCCCAAGCCTGCCCCCTCTCAGTCCCTTTTGGATGAACGTGCTGCCGCCATCAATGCTGCCATTGCCAAGGCCGCTACTATCTATTATGATACCTCCTGCAACTTCTCCGTCACCTACCGCAACGTCTATAAAATCATGAATACCGATTGGAACGAAGCTCACATCCAGTTCCGTAACCGCTATAACCGCACCGCCCAGCAGCTCAAAACCCTTGTCATGTACAGCGGCGTCCTGTTTGATCGCTTCAATGCCGCCGTCAACACTTATATTAACGCCGCATCCAAGCCGGAAGTTGAATCCGCATCCAAGAAGGAGGCTTGAAATATGTCCACCCTCACCATCCCCGTTCAAACCAAACAAACCCTCACCGGCACCTACGCCAAGTCCGGCAATGATCTTTATTTCATCTCCGAAGAACCCGACCTCTTCCCTCCCAACCCCCGCACGGATTGGGATTGCTACTCCACATTCTATATCGCCCCCAATCGTTATTTCTCCGGTGATAAACCTGTCAGCGCTTTTGTCCCTGATGTCAAAGCCGGCATTGAACCTGAATATGTTAAACTCCCTATCTATGCCTACATTCACTCCGCCATCGCTCTCTCCACCACGCCGTTCCATGATGATTTTGATTCCGGCCTTGCCGGTTTCGCCGTTTGCACCCGCCAGGACGTGGCCGACCTCGGCTACTCCACCCCGGACTGGCGCTCTCATGCTGAGAACGTGATCAAGAGTGAGCTTGAACTCTATCAGCAGTATCTCAACGGCGAAGCAAAAGCTCTCACCCTCTATCAATATAACCCCGATTCCAATGAGTGGGAAGTAAACGGTTCCTGCGGCGGCTGCTATAACATCGAATCCGATCAGGATATGGTTGATGTCTTCTTTTCCAACGCCACCGCCCTCGACCACCCCGATTTTGAATCCTGATCAAAAAACCATAAAGGATGTTTGAACTATGTCTATTCTTGTTATTCCTTCCCAAAATCAAAAAATTCTCCCCGGTGTTCGCGTTCGTGATGCTGATAATAATTTTTATTTTATCTCTTGTGAGGCGGATCTCCGCGCTGTCAACCCACGGGAAACCGGTAAACTTACTGTACCCTCTATATTACTCCTGATCGTCACCTGATTGGCGATAAGTCTATTGATTGCTTCGTTCCTGACATGAAAACCTTAAAGGAATCAGGCACAGAATACAATATCCGTCCAATTTATGCTTATAGGGACTCCTCTCGTCTTTCTCTTTCCATCGTTCCGCTTTGTAGTGATTTTGATTCTGATATTGTCGGGTTTGCTGTCTGTACTCACAAAAGCGTTCTTGATGCCGGTTACGAAGACCACGATTGGGAAAGCCGTGCTGTTGATATTATCATTGATGAACTTGCAGCCTATCAGGAATATCTTAACGGCAAAGCAAAATATCTCACCCTTTATCAGTATGATTCTGTTACTCAAAAATGGGTAGTGGTTGATTCTATAGGCTCTTGCTATGGTATAGAGCGAATGTCTGATATCGCTTCTGTCTTTTTTGAGTCCGATGCTGTCAGTACTTATTCTGACCCTGATGAAATTATTATCGCTCATGAGTCCAATCTCTAATCTTTGTACAAAAAAAGGAAGTTGATCCCATGTTCTACACCGTTAATGATAAAGAATATTCTTCCGATTCCACCCCCAACCAAAAAATTCTCGACCAGCTCATCAACCGCGAAGTCTTCTGCAATATGAACCAGGAAATGGATTTTATCCTCTCCGCCCTCGCTTATGACGCCAGCATCCCGGAAGATCCTCCTTTCGATGAATCCGATTACGAATCCGCTATCTGTGATGCTTCCTTCCAAACCTGCTCCGAGTGCGGTAATTCCAGCTACTTTGATGAAGTTGATGTCCCGGACCTCGATGATTCCAAATTTCAAAACCCGAATTATGATCCTGACGTCCCGGAACCTGTTGACCCCTATATCTGCCCCGTCTGCGGCCTCACCTACCCTACTCTCGCCCAAGCCCGTGCCTGCTGCGAGTCCGAAACTGTTCATGTCTGCCAGTGTTGCGGTGCTGTCTACAGCGACGATGAATACGACGACCTCGACACCACCCCGCCCGAAATCTTTGAATGGTGGGCAGTCTCTGATTGGTTCGGTGAAAAGCTCAAAGCCCGCGGTGAAGTCGTTCTTGATTGCTGGGGCAAGTCCTACTGGGGCCGCCAGACTACCGGTCAGCCCATCTCTCTTGATTTCGTTATCGCTTCCATCGCCAAGGAAATGCAAATCCTGGATGGCCAGCTCCATTCCTGGGCACCCAAACCCCAGTCCAATCAATGAGGTGATTTCCTATGACCTTCCAAGACCTCTACCTCGGCCAGCGCGTCCGCATCCTCTCTTGGGATGAACTCAGATCCATCAGCTACTATGGTATTGATGGTATTCGCTTTCCGGACAACACATTCTTTCATGACAAAATGAAATACCTCTGCGGTTCCACTCTCACCATCGTAAACGAACCTTCCTATTTTGACAGCGATGAAGATTATCTTTCTCCCGATATCTTCCAGTTCGATGATCCTCTTCTCTCTTTCTCTCATGACATCCCCTCTATATTTGGATTCCGCTACTGGCTCCTCTCACCCGCCATGCTCGCCCCTCTTAACGAATCCTCTTCCGTCATTCCTCCCGCCATCTCTTTTGACCAACTCCTTACCGGAGGTGAACTCCCTCAATGAAACCTCTTAACCCTGCCGATTATCCTACCTATAACGTCGGAGATAAAGTTACCATTCGCCAATGGGATGATATGGAATCTGAATTTGGTTTGGACGAATATGGTGGAATCAAAGTCCCAAAAACTTTCACAGAGTTTATGAAAAAATATTGTGGGCAAACACTCTCCATTGTTCATGTACGCCGCTATGCACCTCAATTTTTTGATTCTTATATTCTCGACGATAGTTCCGTGGTTTTTTCTTCCCCTATGTTTGAACAATCCAAACTCCAATCCGTTCCGCCCTCTTCTCTCTCTTTTGATTCTCTTCTCCAAGGTGGTGACTTCTTTTGATCCCCGAAACAACCGATCTTTTTTACCCCACCATCCTTCCTAACCAAAAAATTCTCTTCCCCTCCTTCGCTCAATGTAAAGCTCTCTATGATGATTTTCGCCAAAGCTCTGATCTACGCAAACAATCCGTCGCTCGCTATATGGACTTATCAGATTGGGCTCGTTTCGGTTTCTGTCCTGTTTCTAACTTTTATGCCGTTTCCCGCGGTGATTTTGATTTCTCTCAAATCGTTACTGCCACAGGTGTCTGCAATAAAAATTTCTTTGGGTTCACCACTCAGGATGGCAAAATGTATTACGCTTCAAAAATTTATGCTGACTACCAATCTCTTATTGAATCCTCCCCCGTGCCTACTCCTCCCCCTTCCATTTCCTTCGATGATTTACTTCAAGGTGGTGCTTAACCTATGCCATCTTATCCTCACAAATTTCAGCCTGGCGATACGGTCACAATCCGCGCCTGGGATGATATGCTCTCTCAATATGGCAGCCTGGGTGAACAACTAGGGATTAAAACCCCTTATGTAGCCTTTGGAAATGATATGAAACAGTTTTGCGGTCGCTCTTTCAAAGTCAAACGTGTCTGGCCATCCATTAACGATAAATATTGGATCTATGTATTAGACTGCTGCTATTTCCCTTTTACTGAAGACATGTTCGTTTTTACCTCACCTGTTCCTGCTTCTCCCATTTCCTTCGACGATCTTATGAAAGGAGCCACATAATGAGTTCGTATTTTCCTCAAGTCGGTGATTTTGTTATGATCCGCCCCTGGGATGATATGGTAAAAGAGTTTGGCACTGATTCCTATGGGGATATCTCAACGCTTCCTATCGCCATCTTTCAAAGTATGAAACAATATTGCGGTCATTTCTACACTGTTGAAAGTGTAACCATTACCGCTGTTGGCTCCTGGTGCTCTTTTGCGGATGTAAACTATGATTTTCCTGTCTGTTCTCTTGTGCTACCCGTCTTTGAATCCACTCTCACCTTTGATGATCTTATGAAAGGAGCCGCTCTATGAATTTCAATCCTCAACCCGGTGATACCGTCACCATCCGCACCTGGGATGACATGGCAGAAGAATATGGTTTGAATGAAAGTGGTGGAATTAAAACTCCGTATCTCACCATTTTGAACGGTATGAAACAATTCTGCGGCCACTCTTACATTGTAAAACGATTTGATGGACAATCGTGTTCTTTTTACGATTCCCCTTTTTACTTCCCTAACTGTGCTCTTGTCGGTTATTCTTCCTCCTCGCAGTCCATCCCCATTTCCTCCGTCTCTTTTGATTCCCTCATCCAGCCTCTCACCACCCCCTGAAAGGACCACCTCAATGAAACAATTTTTCCAAACTGACCCGGACACCCGCCAGTTCTGCCGTGCGCTCTCTCCCACTACATACCAGTTCACTGATATCGTTCCTTTTCACTCCAAATCGGCTTCTCCCTACCGTGATTATTATGCCGTCGCCGCCGAAACGATCGACCTCTCTGCCTACACCATCCGTCAGCTGGAACAAGCCGTTGAACCTTATTACTGTTCTCTGCGCGGTCTTGTCTCCGCCTATGGTTCTGATACCACCTTGCCGGAAATTCTGCAAATCATCGCGGAATGTGTCTTTGAAAACATCGAAACCCCAAAACTTGTTTCCCCCGCTGCTGATTATCCCCGTGTTGTCTCCTACCAACGCCAGTGGATTTCCCGCCAGGAATCTACCCCCGGCCTTCCCAAAACGATGTTCAAATCCCTTACCGATTCCGCCGCTGCTTCTTAAATTAAGGAGATGATTTCATGTCCTACTTTACCCGCTACACTCTCGATGTCTTTCGCGATGACGCCCCCACTCTCATCCCGGAACCCACCCGCTGTGCCATCCAGCATGAACTCCAAACCCTTTACGCTGATGCTTCCCCTTGCCTCATACCCTTCGATCCTTCCGCCTATTTTTATGATGACGAGAACGATATCCTCACCTTCGACCCCGAAAACGAATGTCCGTTCGATGTCGCCAACGATATGATCACCCTCTCCCGCTCCTTCCCTACCCTCACCTTCCGTATTACCTCCAAAGGCGAATGTGACGATGACTACTGGCGTCAGTATTTTGTCAATGGCAAAACCTGTACCTGCCCCGGCAAAATCGAAATCACTTACGCCCCTTATAATCCCCGCAATCTCAAAGCCCCGTACTGATAACCGTACCACTTCCCATTTTTGTAATATTTTCCACCACCTTGTTTTATTTTTAACATTGTTCTATAACAAAAATCAAAAGGAGTTACATATTTATGAAAATCGTCAACACCGGCATCAAGTACCAGATCTACGATGATTCCCTTCGCACCTTTGATTCCCTGCCCGCTGCCACCTACTGCGTCCGCTTCTCCAAGCTCAGCGGCTTCTATCTGGAATCCCGCCCCAATATGCAGGTCAACGAAACTGTCTATGGCCCGCATGAATCCAAGGTCGAAAAAGTTATAGCGTCCTACAACGCTTTCTCGCGTTCTCTTGGCGTCATCCTCAGCGGCGCAAAAGGTATCGGCAAGTCCATGTTCGCTCGCCTGCTCTCCACCCGCGCCATCTCTGCCGGCTTGCCCGTCCTCATTGTCGATGAAGCCATCCCCGGCATCGCCTCCTACCTCGAATCCATCGACCAGGAAGTCATGATCCTCTTTGATGAATTCGATAAAACCTTCGCTCACCCTTCCGATAATGATAAAACCGATCCTCAGTCCACTATGCTCTCCCTGTTCGATGGCACCTCCAATGGCAAACGCCTCTTCGTTGTCACCTGCAATGATCTCAAAGGTCTCAATGATTTTCTTGTCAACCGCCCCGGCCGCTTCCACTACCACTTCCGCTTCGATTATCCCACCGCCGATGAAATCCGCACCTACATGCAGGATAAGCTCAAGCCGGAATATTATGACCAGATCGATGCCGTCATCGGTTTTGCCGGTCGCGTTGACCTCAATTATGACTGCCTGCGTTCCATCTCCTTTGAACTCAACACCGGCCTGCCTTTCACGGAAGCCATCAAGGATCTGAATATTGTCAACCTCAACGCTGAGCGCTATAACATCACCATGAAATTCGCAAACGGTATTGTCTATACCGCCAGCAATGTCCGCCGTGATCTCTTCGATCCCTCCTCGGAAGAATACGTTCGCTTCTTTAACAAAAACGGCGATTTCATCTTCGAAGTCACCTACAACAATGATTCCGTTCAGTTCGATAAAACCTCCGGCACTCCCTTTGTTGAAGGTAAGGACCTCACATTTGAATACCGCCACATCTCCGATGATGAACTCTCTGACCCGGATGAAAAGGCTTGCTATGATGCCATCGCCCAGATCAAATCCACCACTCCCGCCGCTCTCGCTTTCCGCCGCACCCGCTCCCGCGATATCCACTACGCCGTCTAAGGGGGTTGTCCCATGTCCGCCACAAATCCGCTTTACGATGAAGAGCTTCACTGCCGTCACTGCGCTTATCATGGCATCAAATGTAAACGTGCCAATAACACCACTGTCAATCTTGTTTCGGATTGCGCTCATCCTCACTACGGTTCCTATCAGGGCATCTGTTCTGATTTTGCTCCCAATCCCAACTACCCGTTCTACTTCAAAAACTGGACAAGCTTCCAGGATTATTTTGATCACGCCGCCCCGGATATCCCCCGTCCCAACCTGGCCGACCAAACTGCCGCCGCTGTTTTCTGTTTCAATGGTGATCGCAGCACTCTTTATTTTGTCAGCCAGAACGATTTTATCTTCGGCAACCTCTATCAGGATGGTAAGCTCCGCACCGTCTATCGCCAGGTCAAAACCAAAAACATTCATTCTTCGTCCGGCTATTCCTATCCAACCGAAGCCTGTGATTTCACTCCTTTGCCACAAGGTGCTTTCGTTCCGCCGGAAGCTATCTGCACCACCCAGCCCGCCTATCCGCCTTTAATCTACACCCCGCCTCTCACCTCAGAACAGGATTGTCCTTACCCCTATGATGAAACTTTTACCCCAAACGTTTGGGAAGGTAATGATTTCATGCCGCCACCCACCGTCTGCCCCTGGGGTCCCAACGTCCACCGCTGGCTCTCTTCTTTTGGCGAAGGCTACACCTCGGCAAAGGATGATTCTCCCCTCGATCTCTACTGTTCTCCGTCCGCTGGCATCCGCCTGCAAGTTACCGGCCCCTACTTCTACTTAACGGAAACTCACCCCGGTACCGAGCTTCTTTTCACCAACAATGAATCCCATCGCAACTTTCTGGCTCAAGCTTGCACTCTTGCCCACCGCGATATGTCTAGGGACCGTGCCCTGCAACTCCTCTCCCGCACAAAACCGGATTGCAAACTCTGGCAGATTTTGCGTGCTCACTGCCTGCCCCTTGCCCAGTCTGCCTATGATTTCACCCAATAATTCCAACAAGGAGCTGACCCACTCCCCTCATGTCTTCCCGTCTTGATCCTCTTGCCCGCAATTATTATCGCCGCAACAACTACCGGCAAACAGCCGGCTACCCCAAACGTGAATGGACTACCGAGGAAATAAATCTTACCCTCGCCCATTCCATCCCCGACCGTCAGCTTTCTGCCCGTCTTCAGCGCAGCGTCCAGTCCATCCAGGTCATGCGCTGCCGTCTTCGTTCCAAATAAATTTCAATTTTCAAAATCTAAGGAGGTGACAATATGCCAATTTTTTGTCTTCTCGCGGCTATTGTTATCGCAGCTCTTATGTTCGCCGCTGTATATGCCTTCTCATATGGTATTGCCAAAGTCGCCCTTAAAGTTCTCCCTGAATCCGATCCCAACGAAGGTCTTCCCATGTGTGCCCGCAAACAGCAGGAGGTCCAAGATTCCTGGCTCGCCATCGCTGAAAATGGCCACAACCTGCGTGGCGAATACGCTTTCCAGATCCAGCAAGAACGCCACTGTTCCTGGTCCGAGGCAATCTATATTATGATTTGCCACG